ACCAGGCGGCCAGCCGCCCACCAGACGATCCCGGCCGCAGCCACCACCGCACCGGCGATGCCGGGCACGTCCAACCACCACGGGGTCGCCATCACGCCTCCGCCTCGGGTGCAGGTGCCGCAGGGACGGCGGCGGCGGATCCACCGTCCCTGCGGTCACCACTCACGCCGCTACCGCGAGCGGCGGAGGACTGGCGTTCGGCGTCCCACTCGGAGGCCCGCAGCCGGAGCAGCTTGCGGACGATGCGGTACTCGGGCCACATGTGCGGGCAGCGACGCTCGACCTCGGCCCTGAGGTCGTCGATCGTGCCGTCCTGCCAGCAGCCGATGGTCAGGGTGTGCCCGGTTCCGGTGCGGGCGAGGGTGGCGTACCGGTCCTCGGACCCGATCGGCCCGATGGTGAGCACGTGGCGGGGTTCGGAGACCCGGGCGTCGCCGTAGACCCGGGCGTCGCCGTAGACCTGGGCGTCGCCGTAGACCTGGGCGTCGCCGTAGACCCGGGCGTCGCCGGAGACCCGGGCGTCGCCGGAGACCCGGGCGTCGCCGGAGACCCGGGCGTCGCCGTAGACCCAGGCGTCGCCGGAGACCTGGGCGTCGCCGTAGACCCAGGCGTCGCCGTAGACCTGGGCGTCGCCGGAGACCTGGGCGTTGCCGGAGACCCAGGCGTCGCCGGAGACCTGGGCGTCGCCGTAGACCCGGGCGTCGCCGTAGACCCGGGCGTCGCCGTAGACCTGGGCGTCGCCGTAGACCTGGGCGTCGCCGTAGACCCGGGCGTCGCCGTAGACCCGGGCGTCGCGGCCCACATAGGCGGTGGGTGCGACGGTGGCGGTGTCGGCTACCCAGCCGCCTTCGGTGCCGTCGGGGTTGGTGTGGCGGTGGGCGGGGACGCCGAACGGGTTGCGGTCGGCGGTCACGATGCGACGACCTGTCCCCAGGACCAGCGGGTGGTGCGACGGGTGGTCGGGGCCGGCTGGTCGGTGCCGACGTAGCAGGCCCAGATGGTGGCGGTCCCGTCACCGTTGGACCGCTGGGCGGTGAGGACGCCCTTGGTCCGGAGCTTGATCGCTCGGGCGCCGAGGCTCTGGCGGCTGCCGATCTCGGCGACGGCTGCCCACTGGCCGGGGCGCTGGGCGAGCTGGTCGACGATGCGGGTCCAGTCGACGGCGGGCTTGGCCCAGGTGGTGGGCGGCAGGGGTGCGAACCGGGGTTCGGCGTAGGCGGTGGTCACGATGCGACCGCCTCGGCGGCAGCGTCCACGTCCTCGGGACGGAACAGGTACGCACCGGTCGGACCGGGCAGCTTGTGGGCGTGCGGCAGGCGGCCGGAATCGACCCAGCGGGCGACCGTGCGAGCGGTCACCCCGAGCCGGTCGGCCGCCTCTTTCGCCGTCAGGAGGTCGGTTGCCATGGCGTCGCACCTTAGGCATGTGACCAAGGTTCGTCAATACCGAAACTTCATGCATGTAACGCCGTTCGCATGTTTGGCGAACGTGCGTACGTCACCCACGTTGCGGCGGGCCGCTGCTGCGGTCGAAGGTGAACCCGCACGAGGGCATCCGACCGAACCGGGTGGGCGACATCGTGCGCCAGGTGTGCTGGGACGCCGGGGTGAAGGGCTGCTCGTGGGACGGCGTGTCCACCCACGCCCTGCGCCACACCGCGGCCACGGACGTGCACCGGGCCACGGGTGACGTGCTCGCGGTGCAGGCGATGCTCGGCCACTCGTCGCTCGCGGTCACCCAGGTGTACGTGCAGGGCCTCAACGTCGAGCAGCTGCGGACGGCGATGGAGGGCCGCAGCTACGTGGCCTAGGTGAACGCCGGGGTCACGTAGAAGCCGGGGCTCACGGCGCCGCCGGCGGAACGGACCCGGAGGTGGAGGGGCCCGGCGGTGTCGACGTAGAACGTGAGCCGGTAGGCGCCGGTGGTTTGGTTCACCGGGGCGGTGATGAGCTGCAGGCCCTTGTCAATGAACCCGTCGGGGTACTGCTTCCAGTCGACCCACTTCCCGCCCTGGGTGCGCTGGAGCACCACCGTCTTCGTGGCCTTGGCCGGGGTGATGGTGCCGACGACGTGGGCGTTGAAGGCGGGGCGGATGCCCCGCTCTTCCATCTTGGCCGTGATGGTCATCTTCGGTTCGCACCCGGTGGTGGCCACCAGGGCCACGAGCGCCAGCAGGGTGAGGAGTGCCGCCTTCTTCATGGCGGGGACGGTACGCCTGCAGGGGCGATCCGTCCAGGGGCGCGGCGAAGCCCCCCGCTCGACCTCGGCGGTGGGGCCGGGGAGCGGGGGGCTTCTTGGGTGCCCGCCCAGGGCGCCCAACCAGGAGGACGCACGGAGCAGGCGATCGTGACGGCGTGGCGCGCGAACGTCGAAGGGGGGTACTACTCGTCGCCGTCGTCGACTGCGGCATTCTCCCGTTCACGCAACAGCGTCATGCGCTCGAGCTGGTCCTCGACGAGCCCGTGCGTCGCCCACGGTGACCCGGCGCGCAGGTGGTTGCTGCCGTAGGAGCCGTTCGACTGGTACCAGCCCATCATCACCACGCAGTCGACGAGGATCCCGTCCGGTGGCGCCCAGGCGGTGCCGGCCACCACCTCGGCGACCGCGTCGCGTACTCGTTGCGCCAGCTGTTCGTAGTCGTCGTGCTCGTGGTCGCTCATCCGCCGTCCCGCGCCCGGCAGACGGCGAGGAACCCGTCGGGGTCCTCCCGGGACATCCTGGCGAGGCGCACGAACCGGCCCGGCTCAGCCTTGGCCACGGCGGCCTTGAACTGCGGCGAGTCCACACCGTGCTCGGCCAGGGCCTTCAGGGCCGCGGCCGTCGGGCCGGTGACGAGCTCGTCGGAGAACGACGTCGTGCACGAGCGCAGGTCGTCTGACTTCTGGGCTCTGGCGTCACCGAGGCGGCCCTGGGCGGTCAGCCACAGGGTGGCGGCAGCGAGGCCGACCAGGATCACCGACACGATCACGGTGGCCCGGATCAGCGTGTCGGTGCTCGGCGTGAGGGCGTGGCGGCGGATCCATCCGGCCATGTCGTCCGCCCTCAGTGCCCGACCAGCAGGTTCGCCGCCAGGAGCAGCGCCGACGTCGCCAGTGCCACCAGCATCCCGGTGAGGATCTGCTTCACCGCGGCGATCTCCGCTCGCAGATCCTTGGCCACCTGGATCAGCTCCGACCGCAGCTGGTCGACCGCGGCCTCGGCTTCGGAGGCGTCCTGCTCGAGCAGGACCACCCGCTGCTCCGTCGTGAACACCGCCCTCTCCGTGCTGCGGCTCACCCATCAGCCCTTCTTCAGCGGGCGCTTGCCGGACACGAGGTCGGCGGTGCGGCGGGCCGTGCGGGCGATCGTGGCCCGGAGGCCCTTGCCGGGCGTGAGCAGCTCGGCGTCGATGCGGCGGGCGATGTCGAGGAGCTCCTGCTGCTCGGCGTCGGTGAGGGCCATGGGGAAGCCTCCGGGCTCGACGGTCGGGGGGACCGTGGTGGGTGGGTGGGGTGCGGTGGCGCCGGCGCCTCCGAGGATGAGGTCCATCGGGGAAGCTGTGCCGTTGCGGTAGATCGGGGTGGACAGGTCGCCGGGGTCGCCGTGGGCGTTCTCCTGCCAGTGCTGGTGGCCGACGATGCCCTTCAGGTCACCACCGGGGGCGAGCCGCCAGGGCTCTCGGCCGAGCTGGGCGTCGGGCGGCGGGTACGGGTGGAACCGCAGCGGGGCCTGGAGCGGGATGCCCTTGGCCCGGCACATGGGGCCGACGACCTCGCGGCCGAACCACAGCCAGTCGTCCTCGGTGAGCCGTTCGGGGTGGGCGGCGAACCCGACGAGCTCGATCTGGAGGGTGCCGTTGCGGTTGGTCTGGATGCCGCCGGGCTGGTTGCGGAGCGCCTTGGCGGCCCGGTCGAGGTCGACCATCTGGATGCGGCGGCGGCCGACGGCGGCTCGGGCTTCGACGAGGGCGTGGGGTTGGGCGCCCTTGCCGTTGAGGGTGGACCGGGCGCCTTCGATGCCGTCGCCTTCGGTGGTGTGCAGGGTGAGGAGGTCGACGGGGCTGGTGAACGGGCCGGAGCCGTTCCAGCCGTGGCCGTCGATCTCGAAGCCGTCGAGCGAGGTCATGGAACCGGCTCGTAGGTCGCTTCGAAGATGTCGGGCTTGCACGGGTAGAACTCGCCGTGCACGCCTCGGATGATCCAGTCGCCGGGCCCGAAACGCATGTCGCCTTCGAGGGTTGGGATCACACCCCCGTCGTAGGTGCAGGCATCCCAGACTGCGGTGCGGTTCGTGAACTCGGCGACGGCGGTGGCCGACGGGCCATCTCCGACGAACTGCACTGCCTCGATCACGACGGGCTTCTTGCGGAATTTGCTCATTGCAGCCTCCAGAGGCGGAACCGGGGGAACGGGTTGGGGTCGTTGAGGACGATCCAGCGGGCCACGCCGAAGGCCATCGACTGGTAGATGCGCGGCGGGGCGGGCACGGCGATGTAGCCGGCCATCTCGGAGGGCATCGGCCGGCTCACGGCGCTGCGCTCGTAGCGTTGGCGCCGGACAGGCGGCCGAGGGCGACGCCGGCCACAGCGGACGGGCCGGCCACGACGGCGACCGCGGCGGTGGCGGCGACGTGGCCGACGCACACCAGGACCACCGCGGCGGCCAGGGAGGCGACGGCGACGACCCCGGCCAGCACGATCAGCGCCAGGTCACGGGTGGGGGCGGAACGGGCCACGGCGGGCCTCCTTCGGGTCAGGACACCTTCCAGAGGCACCACAGCGGCGACCAGCCGGTGGACGACTGGAGGGTGAAGTCCGACGCGGTGAGGGTCGGCATCGACGACGCGTAGGTGCTGGCCCAGCCGAGACCGGTGGGACCGGACAGGGTGTCGGTGTCGATGCCGAGCGGCCAGGTCTGGCCGGGGGTGGTCGGGTCGACCATCTGCATCTTCAGGCCGGTGTCGTTCGCCCACCACACCATGGCGTAGGCGCCGGCCGACAGAGCGACCCCGGAGAACGTCGGGTTCTTGTAGCCGGTGGAGGTCACGTCGACCTCGCCGGTGGTGAGGAGCGGGGCGCCGTTCGGCTTGCCGCCGGACAGGGCGTAGATCCCGACCTGCACCTTGGCGCCAGCGGATCCGGCGGTGCGCACGTACAGCTTCGCCCCCGAGATCGTGGTGTCCTGGCGGATCACGATCTTGGTGGCGGCCATGGCTCCCGAGGTGATCGTCACCGACGACCCGTAGGTGCCGGGGCTGGCCTCGGTGGGCCGGAACGACATGAACGAGTTGGCGATGTTCCAGTCGGTGTCCTTGCCTGCGGCGCCCAGCGTCGAGCGGGCAGCGGCTGCGCTGGCCTGCTCGAGCAGCGACCGGCCGAAGGTCGTCGTCGATAGCGCGGCGATCGCCGCAAGGTCCGAGTCGTACGCCTGGACGTCGGTGCCGATCACCAGACCGGCCAGGGTGCGCAGCGCGGCGGCGTTGGCGGCCTCGAGCAGTGACCGGCCGTAGCTGGTCGTGGTCAGGGCGGCGAGTGCGTCGAGGTCGGCGTCGTGGGCCTGCACATCGGTGCCGACGACGAGGCCGAGCGCGGTGCGGACCGTGGAGGCGTCCGCCCACTTCAGGCCGGTGGTCTGCCCCGAGTCAGCGACGAGGATGGTGTCGTTGGCTCCGACGGTGAGCTTCGCCGCCGTGTTCGACCCGGTGCCCACAGGCAGGTCGCCCTTGGCGTCGAAGATCGTGTCCGTCGCAACCGACCCGCCGCCACCGCCGAACGGGGTGACCGAGTCGCCACGGGCGGGCAGTGCGACGCCGGTGCCCTGCTTGAAGAAGTACAGGATCCGGTCCAGGAGCTGGCCGCCGGTCACCGAATCCGGCGACCCGGCGATCTCCGTCGGGTCGTACGGGGTGTACTCCTGCTCGGTGAGCAGCGGCACGCGGGCCACCGTCGTCCACTTCGCCACGCCGGCGTTGTTCTCGGCCGGGACGACCATGAGCTCCGATGCCTTCAGCTGCGCCTGGGCGTTCGACGTGAACAGGTGGGTCCCGGTGCCGGCCGTCGTCCAGTCGGCGAGCGTGTAGTAGTGCTCCGAGCCCAGAGCACCCCCCTGGCCGTCGTGGACGCCGGTGATGCGGCCGAGCGAGCCGTCAGTGGCGATGAGCTCGCCCAGCGCTGACGCGAGGCCGGCCGGGGTGCCCGAACCCGCCGAGACGACGGAGATCGTGGATGACAGGCCGGTGGTGGTGGTCGAGATGGCGAGCTCGCCGACCTGACCACGGGCCTGCCAGTCGGCGAGGTTGAACGTGGTCCCGGGGATGTCGAAGATGTCGGCGATCAGTCGGCCGAGGTCGGCCTCGAGGTTCGTGTTGTACGACCCGGAGACGGTGATGGTGTGGGTGGTGCCGTTGACGGCGACCTGCCACGAGAACGAGTAGGTGTGCGTTCCGGTGCCGGCAAGGGCGCCGATTAGGGGGAGGATCGGCACGTTGTCGCCCGTCAGCTTCGCCGGCTGCGGCGTGTCGTCGACCTCGGCGGCACCCCAGGGCGGGGCGTCGTCGGCAGACAGCAGGTACACGCGGGTTCCAGGGTCCTGGTCAGCGGCACGGGGCAGGGCCAGGAACGCATCGGTGTCGTCGCCGGTGGCGTCCCGGGCGGACCCGATGAACACGTTGGCCGTCAGCTTCCCGTCGGCATCCACCGGGGCCTCGGTCAGCACCCCACGGGGCACCTCGACCGGGTCGCCGATGATGCTGGAGCCGCCGCCGGTGCCGCCGACCACCGGGTAGTCGTTGGTGTCTGGGTCGACCGCGTACCCGCCGACCGTCCGGGCCTCCACGCGGCCGAGGCGGGACACGATGTCGGCGCCAGCGGTCAGCTTCGCTATGCCGTTCTGCGGGGCGTAGATCACCCCGGCGGTGCCCGAGAAGCTGGTGTACGGGATGAACGACACGAGCCGCCCCGTGGCGTGCACGTAGTTCACGACGCCGCACACCCCGGCGATCCCGGACAGGTCGAACGTCGGCCACTGGTCGGCGACGGCCACCTCGAGGGTGAGGGTCGTGGCGTTCCAGTCGCCGTCGAAGGTCTGGCGGGCGTACGAGCCGCCGGTGACCTCGCCGGTGATGGCGTCCACGGTGGTGTCGGTGGCGGCGGGGACGTACGCCGAGGTCACCCAGGCGGCGCCGAGCTGCACGCCGTCGAGGTCTGCGAGCTTCCCGGCGAAGTTGTTGTAGACGAGCTTCTCGGCCATGGGTTCCTCAGTCGTTGATCGGGGTGGCGGCGAACACGGCGGTGCACGTGGCGCCGGGTGCGTCGGGGCAGGAGATGCTGAAGGTGAGGGTGTCCGCCGAGGTCACCCACACGTCCCGGCCAGCAACCCTGGAGTCGCCCGGGTAGGCGACGGAGTGCTGGTAGCCGTGGGTGTTGTCGTCGGTGAGCGACACCCACAGGTCGGCCCCGTCCGGCACGTCGCCGACCACATCGGCCCGGGCCTCGGCCTTGAACGTGCCCGACACGCCCGGATGCCACGTGAACGTGCCATTCCCGCCGCCATCCAAGGTCAGGGAGTCGGTGGCGTACGCGCCCCGGGACGTCGACCGGGACGCCGCCTGCGCACCCGCGGCCATGATCCGGCGGATCAGGTCCGTGACCCCGCCACCGGAGTGCCGGGACGCCAACGGGCCGGGCAGGCCGAGACCGATGGAGATCCACGACCGGGAACGATGCGGGCCCTTGCTCACAGCGACACCGCCCGATCCGTGCCCACCTCGAGCACCGCACGACCCACCCACGGCCGGTACGTGATCGCCCCGATGCGCACCGCACCCCACCAGGCCACCTCCGACCCGTCGTCCCACGAGAACGGCAGCCCGTCGCCGACGTTCAGCTGCTCGGCCAGGTCGTAGGCGACCTCCACGCGGGCCGAGAACGGCTCCTGCGACGCCCACCGGCCCTGGCCGCGGGTCCACCGCTTCCCGGCGTCGTAGCCCATCGGCGACGGCTCCTGGGTCACCTGGCGGATCCGCCGCCGGTTTTCCACCCGCGGGGCGTCGTAGGAGTGCACGTGCCGGTAGGAACCGGTGCCCAGGCTGGTGATGACCCGGAGCTCGTCGATCTGGCCGCCCGGATCCATCGTCGGCGTGCACTTCAGGATGTTGTGCGGGTTCAGGGTGATGTCGGAACGGTCCGACCCGCGACGGGCAGCGGCGATCTGCCGGCCCGAGGCGGTGACCCACACGTCGGGCCCGCCGTCCATGTCCCGGACCTGGCGGATCGCGTCGCCGACCGGGTGGTCTTCCTGGTGCGCCCAGGTGAGCCGTTCCTCGATGCCGGTGTTCGACCGGATTACCGCCACCAGGCCCATGTTGACGCCGCCCAGGTTCGGGTTCTGGGCGTCGAACAGGATCCGCCCCGGGTAGCGGGACAGGTCCACTGGGGAGGAGAACCCGGTCAGGGTCGGCCACTGCAGGCGCACCAGGTCGACGGAGATCGTCGACGCCCGCTCCCAGAACACGACGACCCGCACCTTGTGCAGCGCCGGCGTCGGCCGCAACCGGCCCTTGCCGGCGACGATCTGCCAGCCGGTGTCGGTGTCGTCGGACTGGCCGAGGGCCTCGGTGGTGAACTCCTCGTTGACCGGCGTGCCGTCCAGGGTCTGGACCTGGGCGCCCACCCACACCCGGCAGCCGTCCGGGGCCTTCACGACCGCCGACCCCACCGGGTAGCGCACCTGACCGTCCTGGCCGGGGAGCATCTTCCACGGGCCGTACAGGACGCCGGCGGCGGACGTCGGCGACGTCGCCCGCAGCGCCCGGTTGCCCTCGTAGGCGGATGCGGTGAACGTGTGCGTGACCCCGGGACCGAACGACCAGCCGGTCAGGTCTGTGTCCGGGAACGACCCGCGGCCGTTGTAGAAGTCCTCCTGCTCGGTGGCGCCGAGGGTGCGCTCGTCGAGCAGCGCCTCGAGCGACACGGCCTTCAGCGTGAACCGGCCGCCCCAGCTGTGCGGCTCCTGGATGATCCCGGCCCATCGGCGCTGGCCGGCCACGCCGATCTTCAGCTCGAAGCCCTTCAGGTCCGGCTTCGACACGGTGCGGCCTCGCACGGTGGCGGTCGACGCTGCGACCTGCGCCCACGCCGGGTCCCGGGAGTCCACGGACACCGTGGCGTCACCGGCGCCGAACCGGTCCGTCCACTCGGCGCCACGGGCCGACCGCAGCTCGGCGACCGGACGGTGTGTCACGGGCTCGCAGAGCATGACCTGCACACGGCGACCGAGCGGGAACGACACCGTGGTCGGCGTCGGGTCCCCCGGGTCGCCGGGGCCGGGGTCGCTGGGATCGGGCAGCGGGTCGAACGCGTCGCCGGCGACGAGCAGCGCCTCGGGGACGTCGGCCGTCGCCGGGTCGACGGGGACCAGGGTGGTGGACCCGGTCACGTCCACGAGCTCCGGGACACGAACGACCCGGACACGGTGCCGGTGGTGGCGCCGACGCGCACCGTCTGCGACCCGGGCTGCAGGATCGGCCAGTTCGGGAAGTCGTCGGCGATCAGCCCATCGACGCACAGGGCGCCCACCCAGCTGCGCCGCTGGGCGTCCACGGTGAGGGTCTGCCCGTCGGTGAGCGTCAGCGACGGCCACGACACCGCTTCGTCGTGGGCGGTGATCCGCACGTACGGGCCGGTGACGGTGCCGTGGGCGGTGATGCTCAGCGTCCACTGGCGGCCGGACGGGGACGCCAGGTTGCCGGCGTTGGCCACGGTGAGGTCGGCGTACGCGACCGGGGTGCCACCGAAGGTCTGCGTCGTGGCCGTGGCCGAGTAGATCGTCGGGTCGGCGGCCAGCCACTGCAGCGACGGCCGGTACTCGGCCTGGGTGTGCGTGAGGGCGTCGAGCGGGTGCTCGCACCGGTCGGCGACGGCGAACACGACCAGGTCCGAGGCGGATCGGCGGGCGTCGTGGAACACGAATTCGTCGATCGTCTCGTGGTCGACCATCGTGGCTGCCAGGGCGTCCATCTCGTCGGCGCCGAGCACCGCCATGCTGTTCGCGGTGATCTGCCGCCACCCGAGGACCGCCCAGCCGGGCACGCACGGGTCGCACAGCCGTTCCGGCGGCGGGTTGTCCTTCGGCGACCGTGGCGGGCCACCGAGGCCCACCAGGCCCTCCGTCGGCGACCACAGGGCGGCCAGGTCGGAGCTGGCGCCCATCGTGTAGCCGCGCCAGGTGGCGTCGCCGTTCGGGAGCGTCATCAGTTCCCCCCACCGTTGAAGGCGAGCTCGTTCTGGATCTCGGCCGCCGTGGCCCCGTTGCGCTGGTTGATCGTGATGTTCGCCGTCTTGCCCGGGCCGATGTGCACGACGCCGCTCGAGTCCTTCGTGATCGTCGGGTTCACCGGCAGCGGCGCCGGACCACCGATCGGCGCACCCGTCGACGTCCGGGGCACATCACCGGTCGGCAGCAGGTCGGCGGCGTACCGGACGGCGGCGAGCCGCTCGAGGTCGGCGATGTACGACGCCAGGTCCTGGCGGAACTTGCTGTTCGGGTCCAGCAGGCCCATCTGGTCCTTCAGCGACTGGATGTAGGCGTCGTTGGCCAGGGTGGCGTCGCCGGTCTTCTCGGCCACGGCCCGCCGGGCATCCGCCTCGTTCAGCACCGCCGTGCGCACCTTCTCCTCGGCGTCGACCACCCGCTGCTTCGCGTTGTCGAGCACCTTCGCAGCCGCCCGGGCCGCGTCGGCGGTGCGCTTCTCCGCCTGCCGCTGGGCGTCCAGCGAGTCGATCACCCGCTGCTTCGCCGCGACGACCGCGTCCGAGCCCTCGACGCCCTTCGCCTCGTCGCGGGCCAGGTCGGCGGCCGAACGGGTGCGGCGCAGCTGCGCTTCCTGGAGCGACAGCTCGGCGTCCCGCAGGTCCAGGGCGGCGCCCTTCTTCTGCGTGGCCGTGGCCCGCGGGTCGTCCTGGATCTCGGCGAGCTTCTTCCGCTGGTCCTCGAGGGCCAACGCGGCCCGTTCGGCGGTGATGATCGACCGCTCGTTCGCCAGCCGTTCGTCCTCGAGCGACCGACGGGCCTGCTCGCGGGCGTCGGTGAGCGCCACCTGCGCGTCCCGGGTGGCCTTCGCCGCCTGCGCCTCCTGCCGTTCCGCATCGGACACGGCGGCCAGCGCGTTGCGGTACTCGTCCGAGTCGCCGGCGGCGGCCCGGCGGGCCTGCTGCTCCTCGGCCACAGCTTCGACCACGGCCTTCGACGCATCGGCCTCAGCCCGCTTCGCCTGGAACGTGTCGACGCTGTTCTGGAAGTCGGCCTGGGCGGCGTCCACGGCGGCCTTGTGCGCTTCGGCCAGCTTCTTCTGGGCCTCAGCGTTTGCCTGGGTCTCGGCCGTGTTCTTGGCCATCTGGCCGCTGTTCGAGGTCAGGTAGTCGGTGAAGTCGTCGAACGCGAACCCGACGTCCTCGGCCGAGGTGCCGTTGCGGATCAGCTCGGCCGAGAGCTGCCCGAACGCCGCCTTCGCCTCGTCGAACTTCCCGGACGACGCCAGCTTCACCAGCTGCTTGTCGATGGCGTCTAGGTCGCCGATGGCCTGCTTCGTGCCGAGGATCCGACCCCAGCCCTGGAAGCTCTTGGCGTTGTTCAGGCGGCTGGACAGCGAGTCGCCAGCCTGCGCGGCGACCTTGTTGGCGAGCTCGTCGATCGACCCACCGAACTGGGCGGTGATCGCATCGACGCCGCCGATGCCCTTGCCGAGGTTCTCCAGGTCGGTGCGCAGCTGCTCCGTGTTGCCGTGGAACGATGCGAACCGGCTGTTCAGCTGGTCGAGTGTCAGGCTGTAGGCGCCGATCCCCGCCACGCCTGCCGCCAGGTAGCCGCCGAAGCCGACCGTGGTGGCCGTGGTGGCCGTCTGCGCAGCGCCGAGCCCTTCCACGGCCGTGGTGGGCACGATGAGGTTCTGGCCGTACTGGAGCGCGGCGATGCCTGCCGCCTTCATGGCGGCGGCACCAGCGGTCATCGTCGGGCCGAGCAGGCCGGCGGCGAACGTGAGGCCGCCCACGACGACGATCCCGGCCTGCACCGGCTCGGGCAGCAGCCCGAACACCTTGAGGGCGTCGTTGGCGATCTCCACGGCCAGCTTCATGGCCGGCAGCAGCGCCTCGCCGAGCGACGCCTTCGTGTCCTCGAACTCGGCGGCCAGGATCCGCTGCTGGTTCGCGAGACCACCCGACGTGCGGGCGAAGTCGCCCTGGGCGGCCTTCGTCTGCTCCAGGATCAGCGCATAGGCGGCCTGGGCACGGGCGGACGCCGACAGCTGCCCGGTCCCGGAGTAGAGGCCCATCTCCAGGGCCTTCTGCTGCAGGGTCGCCTCGTTCAGGTTGACGCCGAACCGCTTCAGCGGCTCCGTTTCGCCAACCAGCCCGGCACGGAGCGCCTGCAGGGCCTCGTCGGGGCTGCTGTTGTTGAACGACGCCAGGTCCGACGCCAGGCCGGTCAGGGTCGTAGAGAACTCGGCGGACTGCTGGTCGGTGAGGCCGATCGCCTTGAACAGGTTCCCGAACGTGCCCGCCGCCTCGAGCACCGACCGCTGCGACTGGCCCAGCTTCTGGGCGCTGTTGTCGGCGAACCGGTTCACGATGTCGATCGACTCGCCGAAGACGACGTTGGCCTTGTTCTGCTGCTCCGACAGGTCCGACGCGGCCTGCACCGAGTCGCTCAGGAACTGGCCGCCCTTGTAGAGCACGAAGGCGCCTGCGACCGACTTGGCAGTCCGCTGCCACTCGGCCTCGACCTTCTTCGCCGCGCCGCCGAGGCCGACCTCCATCTCGCGGCCGGCCGCCGCCACCTCGCGCTCGATCTTCGCCCGGTCCAGGTGGACGCCAAGCTCGACGGTTCCAGCATCAGTCACGGTCCACCACCTTCCGGGTCATCCGAGCCCGAACATCCGCTTCCACGCGGGCACGGGCTTCTTCGCTTCCTGGCCGGGCCGTTGGATCTCCAACACGCCCGGGTCTTCGCCGCCCGCTTGCACGGCGAGGAGGCGGGCGACGAGCCGCACCTCCTGGGCCACCGTGGCGAGCAGCTCGTGCTCAGGCCCCCACCGGTCCCGGTGGGCCTCCACGAGCAGCTCGAGCATCCCGGGGTGCCAGGTGTCGGTGTCGTAGAGGTCCACCGGGCTCAGGCCGGTGAGGGCGCTCAGCTGGGCGAGATGTCGCCCTGCTGGTCCGGGGGGTCCGCCGGCACCTCGCCGTCCTCGATGCGGTCGAAGTCGTCGAGGTCGTTGAGCCACGCCTCGAAGGCGTCACGGTTGCCCTTGCCGCCGGTGTCGGCCGCCCACAGGGTGGCGTACACGTAGCTCATGGTGCCCGGGTTCGGGCCGAGGATCGCCTCGGCCCGAACCGCGTGGATCGGGCGGCGGGTGACCTCCCGGATGCTGCCGTCGGAGAACGTCAGCTTGAAGCGGTCGCCCGCCATCAGCTGGCAGCCTCGGCCGTGGTGGTGTTCGGGTCGTCGGTCTGGATCACCCACGGGGCACCCGAGTCGGGCTCGAGCACGACGGCCTCGATCGGGAACGGCGACAGGCCGGTGGCCACCGCAGCGAAGTTGGTGGGCGCCTGGTTCTCGACCTTGCGGAACAGGAACCGGTACGTGTAGTCGCCGTCGACGAGCTCCACGGCGAGGGCCCGGTAGTCGACGTCCTCGTCGGCGGGCGGGGTGAACCGGTAGGCGCCGGTGGTGTCGGTGGACCAGGTGCCGCCGCCGAAGGCCAGCTGGATGCTGTGGCGGTTCCACTGCAGCAGGTCGAACTTCACCGTCTCGGGCGACGCGCCCTTCAGGTTGCGCACGGGGCGCGGGAACGACTGCCACGACACGACGGGGTTGCGGGCCTTGCCGAAGCTGAACTGCGGGCCGGCCTCGGAGAGGTGGCCGAGCTCGGTCCACACGGCGTGGGAGAAGTTGGCGGTGATGTCGGCGGGCTCGGTGCCGCCGACGGCGGCCACCAGCACGCGACCGGTGCCGAATGCACGGACCTCGGAGGATTCCTGCGTCATTGGGGGCTCCCTTCAGGAGACGCGGGACGGCCCGCCGGACTTGGCGGGCCGCATGGGTGGGTGTTGCTCTGCCCCCGAGGGGGAAGACCTAGGGGTGGAGGGTGACGACGGCGTCGAACGTGTACCGGGGCTTGGCCGGGTTGTACGTCGCGTCGGGCAGCCAGGTGAAGGCGCCGAGCTCCACTTTGGTGACGACGCCGAGCCCGTGCACGCCGGGCAGGCCGGCGGCCATCTCGGCTCGGAACGTCTGGGCGATGTCGTGCGTGGTGGCCTTCGGGCCACCCCACACGTCGACCTGGATCTGCGCCTGGTCCAGCCACAGCGGCCGGGACGACACGGGGGCGCCGCCGACACGGGTGAGCCGGGCGCACGGCCACCCCGGCGACTCGGGGAGCGCCGTGTAGATCCGGTCCTCGAGGGCATCGGTGATCGGCGTGTTCCCGAGCGCCCATTGGACGATGAGCCGTTCGGCGTCGGGCAGGACGGCGGCGGTCATCAGCGGGAACCCCGGAGGCTCGGCCGGACCCGCAGGCCGAGCCGGCCGGCGGCACGGCGCAGCGGCGCATAGGCCGGGTTGTTGATGCTGCCCCACTCGACCAGGTGCCCGAACGCGTAGGTGGTGATCGCCGCGGCCCGGACCCCGGTCGGCGAGGGCTTCGCCTTCACGTACCGGTACGACCGGGACGCCTGGTGGTGCTGGCGGGTCTGCGGGATGAACGCCGGTGCACCCTCGGCGATGTCCTTGGCCACGGCGGTGACCGCGGCGGCCATCTTCGGCGACCGGACCAGCTCGTCGATGCCCCGGGGGTTGATCGTGAACGTGGCGCTCATCGGACCCTCCGGCCGTTCGCTTCGATGTGCGTGACGACCCCGGTGCGCGGGTCGGTGACGTTCCACGGAGGTCCGACGACCTCCCAGGTGGCGTCGCCGATCGTCAGGGTCGACGTGGCGTGCACGGTGGCGCCGGCCTTGATGAACAGCCGGGCGGTCTCGGTGGCCTGGGTGGTGTCGACGGTGTCGTCGACGGCCTGGGTCTGCTGCCACCAGCACTTCACGGTGCTGGTGGACTCGTTGGGGACGACGTCGTTGTACTCGTCCCGGTGGTCCTCGCCGCTGCGGGTCGTGAGCGTGCCGGTGAGGCCGAGCAGCCGGGTGACGTTCACGACATGCCTGCCAGCCGCGCCCACTGGTCCTTCTCGGCTTCCGTGGAGCGAGGGTCAGCGTGCACGTGGATGGCTTTCCGGGCGATCTCGTCACGATCGGCAGCGTGCACGACCACGGCCTCGACGAAGAACGTGACCGTCACGGCATGGATACCGCCTTCGCCCGGGCGCACCAGCACGCTGTCATGCTCCACCAGCAAGGGCAGGTCGTCGCCGTCCAGGATCAGCCGATCCGGGTGCACCTCGAACAGCTTCGGCACGCTCACGCTGGCACTCCTTCGGGCACGACCTCGACGACGGACGGCTGCATCCGCAGCGCCTCCACCAGATCCGGGTCCGTCGTCTCGAACACGTGGTTGCGGAACCGGGCCCGCTCCGACCCGAGGAACACGGTGCGACGGTCCCGCTCGGTGCGGAACCGCACGGCGTGGCGCAGCGGCAGCGGCTTCCGGTAGGTCTCGCCGGCGATCACGGCGCGCATCTGCGCCGGATGGTGCTTCGCCGCCTGGTACAGCGTGACGAGCCGGTCCGACTCCTCGGGCACCAGGTTCGGGTGCGACACGTACGGGTGGTACAGGTGCCACAGCTCGCCGAACAGCCGGTGATGCGGCCCCACGAGCGTCTCGAGGGCCATGCCGAACACGATGTCCTCACTGCCCCAGAACAGGAACCGCTCGTCCATGCCGTCGACCTTGTCGAACGCCTGGCGGGAGAGCACGACGATCCCCCCGCCGACGAGGCCCTCGTAGGGCTGCTTGGTGAGCGTGCGGGGCTGCGGCTGGCCGGCGTACAGGGCTGAGGTTGACTGCTCGTCGAGGCGGTGCACGGTGATGTGCGGCACCACGAACGGCACCGTCGGGGCGAGGTCCACGGCCTCGGCCAGCACGGCCGGGTCGATGAACGAGTCGGCGTCGGCCAGCACGAGCACGTCGGCGTCGGTGCGGGACACGGCGATGTTCACCGCCCACCCCTTGGCCCAGCTGCCCGGGCAGTCGGCGACGATCACCGGCCAGTCGGGGTGGTGGGTGGCGTAGTGGCCCTGCACGTACTCCCAGGCGGCGTCCCGGTGCGGTTCGCCGCCCCGGTACGGGACGATGACCGCGACGCTCATCCGGCCTTCACCGGCACGCTCGTGGCGCCGCGCACGCCCACCAGGGCGCGCACCATGGCCTTCTGGGCGTCTGTGAGCTCGAACGCCCCGGGGGGCAGGTTGGCGGCGTCGTAGCTGAACGACGCAGCACCGAGGGCCTCGGACGTGGGGGCGGGTCCGCCGCCGTTGGCGACCACGTTGGCCACCATCGACACCACCAGCGCCGTGATGGCGCCGGGGATCTCGCCGGCCTCGTACTCGACATCCAGCGTGGACGCCAGGGACCCGGATGGCTGGATCGTGCCGGCCACCGACACGAGGTCGGCACCAGCCCACAGGGAGTCGACGCCCTGCACGACCCGGATCAGCTTCGCCGGGCGGCCGTTGCCGCCTCGGGTCCACCGGTAGTCGCTCGTGGTGAGCGTGATCGGGGACGCCCCGGGGATGTTCCACACCACCGACGACACGGCCGTGACGGGGCGCTGGGTGAAGTACCCGACGCCCTCCCACGGCCGGATCGTCTCGGTGTACGTGTCCGGGGCGATGTTCTGGCCGTCGGCCTCGGCGACCACCACCGAGGAGGCGATGTCGAGCAGCGACGAGACGCGCGCTGTGGTGTCCCCGTCGAGCGTCTGCCCGGTGATCGTCTCGTAGTCGGTGGTGGTCGCCAGGGCCATGGTCGATCAGACCTTCAGGCCGGTGACCAGAGCGTGGTGCGTCTCGGCGCCGTACTCCAGGCCGACCTCGCCGTAGAGCTGGGCGTCGTCGGACGCACCGGTCTTGGCGAGGGGCTCGGCGAAGAAGTGGCCCTTGCCGGGCACCTCGAGGAACACCGGGGCGCACTCGCCCAGGGTCGCCACGCAGATGGAGTCCTGCGGCATGGCCCGGTCGAGCATCACGTTGACCTGGCCGAAGTCGGTCAGGATCGTGTCGACGGCGACGCCGGCCACGGTGCGGCTGGTCTCCATGTACTTGCCGTACGCCGAGGCGAACGCCGTGCTGAGCGCCCGCTTCTGCGCCGAGTTGACGATGAGGGTGGCGGTCTCCATGTCGGAGATGCCGCCGTTGTCCCACGCCAGCTGCATCACGTCGAGCACGTGGCTGACGGCCAGGTCCGTGGTCCACGGCACCCGGTAGGCGACGGTCGCCGTGCCGATGGTGATGGCCGAGCCGCCCTCGGTCGCAGCGACCTTGAAGGCGTTCGTCGACTTGCTGACGACGTGGTAGATCTTGCCGACCTGGAGCGTGGTGGAAGCACCCACATCGGTGAAGATGATCTTGTCGTTGTTCGACAGGCCGGTCGAGGTCTCGGTGACGGTGTCGGTCGCGGCCGACAGGCCGGTGATGGTGCTCGTGGCCTTGGCCTGCAGGTTGGTGGTGATCGCCGACAGCAGGCCGCGGGTCTTGCGGGCCGTGCTGTTGTCCGCGGGCAGCTGGTAGGAGCCGAGCAGGAGCGAGTAGTTGACGTCGAGCGCCATCTGCTTGATCTCCTGCTGGATCTGCCAGGTGGCCTCGTCGGTGACCGGGTTCGGCTGGTCGTTGTTGATGCCCGACTTCCGGCCGATGGCGGCGAGCTTCGTGTACGAGACGCTCACCTTCGACTGGTGGACCTGCACCACGTTCGACACGTTGGCGCGCACCCGGGCGACCGCCGTGGGGGCCGCGGCACCCTCGAGCGCCACGTTCTGCGACGGGGAGCGCAGGTCGTAGGTCTGCCACTCGAACTGGGTCGACGTGGTCTGCTTGCCGCCGCTCAGGCCGCCGATGGCGGACAGGAACGGGGTCTCGGCGCGGGTGAGCCCGATGAGCTCGCCCGTGAAGTTGGGGAGGGAGTAGATGGTCCCGAGTCCGGTGGTACCGGCCATGGTGGGCTCCTTGGGGGTGTGCCCGGCTCAGGCCGGGCGGTGGATGTGGGGAGGGTTCAGCCGGCGGTGACGCCGGCCGCCTCGGCCAGGAGCTGGCCCTTGAGGGCCATGGACTTCTGGAAGTCCCCCGCGGCCTCGGCCGCGGCGATCTGCTCCCGGAGGCCGGGGGTGGGCGCCGGGGTGCCCTGCGGTCCTCCGTCGGCGGTGCCGGACGGGGGCGGCGGGGTGGCCGGCGTCTGCGGTGCCATGAACCCCTTCAGGCGCTCGGCGTCTTCGGCCAGCTCCTCGGGGGTGGACCCGACCAGGCGGTCAGCGAAGTCGGCGGGCAGGCCGTGCTCGAGCGCGATCGCCTTGCGTTCGGCCCGGGCGGCACGCTCCTCGGCGGCCTTCGCCACCTCCTGCGCACGTTCCAGATCGGACAGCGATTCACGTCGCGCCGCCTCCTCGGCGGCGTCGGCCTTCTTGGCCCGCTCCTCCCACTTCCGGGACGCATCGAGGCGGCCCTTCAGCTGGCCCGGCGTGATGCCGAGCTCGTCGGCGAGCTTCGCGATCTCGGCCAGCGTGGCGTCGCCCGTGGCGGGCTCGGCCGGTGCCGGCGGGTCGGTGGCCGGCGGTTCCGCCGGATCCTGCTCGGGAGGGGTGGGGTCGGCTTCGGTCATGGCGGTGGTTGCTCCCATGTCGGGGGTGGTGCCCATGTCGGGCAGGCTCAGCCGGTGGCTGGGCGTTCTCAGGCGGCCTGTTGGCCGGGGAGCCGGTGCGTGCCGGTCTCCATGATCCGCAGCCGCTCAGCAGCCGCCTCGGCCCGCGTCTCCCACTCCTGGGCACGGGTCTCGAGCCGGTCACGGCGCAGCGGATCGGGTTCGATCGTCGCCTCCTGTGCCGCCTGCGCCGAACGACGGCGGGCTGTGCGCTCCGAGTCCCGGAGACGCTTGCGGGCGTGCCGCTTGTCGTACAGGCGCTCGGCCTCCGGGTCGAACCCTTCGGCCTGGCGGATCGTGGCGTTGTGGCCGGCGATGCCGTCGTCGTGCGGGACGGCGACGCACCGGCAGTTCGCGTGGCCGAACGTGGCCTGGCCGGCCGTGTCGAACGTGACCGCCGACAGCTTCATGCACCACGGGCAGCACTTCGACGCCAGCCGACGCTGAAACCGCACCCCCAGCGGCACCTGAGCGGCACCCATGGCCGACCGGGCGGTGCGGTGCACCGTGTCGGACCCGAGGGCCTCCACGACGCTCCGAGCGCCCTGCACGGCGTCGTCGAACGGGGTGCCATCGGAGAGCAGCCGACCGAGCCGGTCGAACGGGTCATAGCAGCGGGCCGCAGCATCGGCGACGAACAGATCCGGCGCCGGCTGAACCGGAAAGGCGAGCACGGTGGCCAGGTAGTCGGTGGTGGCCACGCCAGCGGCGGTGGCGAAGTCGGAGACGATCGGCACGGCCAGCCCGTGGAACTGGTCGGCGGCCGTGTCGTCGTAGCCGGGCAGGTCGGCCCATATGGCGAGCAGCGCCGCGGTGAGGTGGCCGGTGAGCCGGTCGAGGGTCGCCGTGTAGGCGGTGGCCAGGTTGGCCGGGGTGGGCATCAGCGGGCCACCGGCGGGATCGGGGCTGCGGCGTTGGCCACCAGCTGGGCGGCCCGGGCCTCACGAGCCCAGCGGGCCGCCGTCGCCTGATCGACATCGGGCAGGGCGGCGAACACCGCCTCGGACGGTGCGCCGAGATTCTTCAGCGCCTGGGCGACGCCGATCTGCTCGGTGGCGGTGCGCTGCTCGATGTCGCCCCACACCACCGACGTGGCGGTGTCCGTCCACTTCGGGTTCCCCTCGACCTGCAGGCCGAGCGACAGGACCTCCTGCCAGAACTCGGAGAACGTCGCGGCGTGAGCTCGCACCTTGGCGGTGTGCGCCCCCTCGATGCGGGCCAGCGAGTCGGCGGCCACGTTCACCATGTCGCCGATCAGGAACGCGTACGGCGGCGTCGCCGACGTGGCGGCCATGGCCTTCACCGTGGCCAGGTTCACCTCAAGGAACGGCCGCAGGTCCGCCTGGGCGAACTCGCCGACCTTCACGTCCGGGTCGTCGAAGGTCCACAGCTTGCCGGCCGCGGCCTTCAGCAGCGCGTACCGGTCCGGCGTGCCGTCCGGGTTCGTCGGCGCCTCCCAGCCGACCACCCACCGCTGCCGGAACGCCTGGTGCTCCATCGTCGTGAGCATCGCCAGCGTCGTCGCGTTGATCTGCCGCTGCAGGTTGATCTGCTTCTCGAACTCGGGCTCGCCGCCACCGAACCGCTCCGGCTTCAACGACGCGTTCACCCGGGCCTCGACCATCGGCACCCGACCCAGCGGGTTCGGCAGCGGCCACGCCTCCCCAGGCACCTCCCGGGGCTTCCACGCCACCTTCGGGTCCTCGTTCGGGCGCATCTTGTCGACCGGCTGCACCGACCGGAACTTGTAGATCGCGTCCGCCAGGTACAGCGTGGCCAGCAGGTGCTCGTCGTCGTCGCACCACCGCTTCAGGCCGGCCAGGCGCTTGCGCCGCGACCCGGCGGCGTACAGCACGATCGTCTGCTCCGGGTCCTCGCAGGTGATCTCCGCCAGCCCGTCGGCGCCCGTCCACACGATCGCCGTTGCCTGCCCGACCGCCAGCGCACCCACGTGCACCAGCGCCTGGTCGGCGTCCAGGAAGTTCCGCTGCCAGATCGCCCACGCCTCGGCGTCCGAGCTCGTCGGCGCCGACGAGAACCGGAACCCCTCCACCCGCAGCTTCGACGCCGTCGCGTCCACGATCGGTGGCAGGAAGTTCGTGACCGCCAACCGGGACAGGTTCTCGAACGCCCGGCGAGCCTCGATGTCGGTCGCCGCGTACGTGTTCGACGGCGGAGGCGGCACAGGGTGGTCGCCCTCGTACCAGTCCTCGTACTCCTCGACGTCCTTCGCCCGGTCGTCAAGGGCCTTGCACATCATGTCGAGCAGGGCGTACGGATCCACGGTGGGCGCCCTCCTCTCGGGTGCGGGGCTACACGAACACGGCCCGGTTCGACCGGGACTTCAAGGCGCCGGCGGCGATCGCGTCGCCGGCTGCCTCCTGGGCGAGCACCGCGGCCACCGCAGCGTCGATCTTCAGCGGCGACTTCGGGGCCTTCTTCCCGATCGTCCACAGGAACCGGCCCTCGTCGTCTCGGAGGGTCAGCATGCGCTTCTGGGCGTTCACCAGGTGCCGGACCAGCCCGGCCGACAGCTCGTCGTCCTCGATCGACATCGCACCGGCACGGATCAGCTCGTCGAACGACCGCACCGCAGCCGCCATCGGCCGCCGGCGAGCCGTCTCCCACTTGCGCCACACGTCCCAGCGGCCACACCACCGGTCCACGTCCTCCCGCCAGTACGGCGGATCGGCGTAGGCCCGCAGCACCGTGAACCGTTCGTGCGCGTCGGCCACGGTCTCCTCGACCTCGTCGGCGGGGACCTCCCAGCCGTCATCGTCGAGCGGCTGCTCCCACAACCCCAACACCTTCGTGTGCCGGTCCTCGGGGCGGACCGCCACCAGCGCCGTCGCGTCGTTGTACCTCGATCCGTCGAACCCGAGCGTGACCCGGTCACCACGTGCGAACGGGCGCACCACCCGGCGATCAGGCACCGGCGGCCACCAGCGCTTCGATCTGCTTCGCCGACCACGCCGAATCCGAGCCGGCCCACACCTCGTTCAGGTAGAACCGCCGGTTGTCGGACTCGGTGGTGTCCGGGTCCTGCATCTCCAGGAACAGCCGGTTCAGGTCCACCCACGGGCAGTCCCGGTATACGACCCGCAGCGCCTTCAGCACCTCGGCCCGGTTCGCCAACGACACGACGTGCCCAACCTGCGGGTTCCACTGGTACAGGCCCGGTTCCTTCGCCTGGGCGGCCTCGTCGGTGCGCTGGGCCACCGACCCGATGTTCGGGTCGTAGGCGTTCGTGGTCTCCAGCGAGAACCCGCCCATCTTCGCCACGTTCCGGCGGATCGTGCGGGCCAGGTTCGTGCCACCGTTCGACGGCAGCCACAGGTGGGTCTCGTCCAAGATCCCGAGCAGCAACGGCTGCCCCTCACGGGCACCCGCCGACGCGGTCACCTTGTCGATGCGGGCCCGGTGGTTGTCGCGGCGCAGGATGCGGGTGTCGCCGACGTCCAAGCCGAGACGGTCGGCCGCCTGGCCGTCGTTCTCGCCGAGGAGCTCGAGGCCGGCGCCGTACGTGTTGTCGGTCTGGTCGAGGGAGACCGCGGCGATCTGGATCAGCGGCGTCGGGGTCGTGCGTGGCCGGCCGACCGGCTCCCCGGCAGCATCCCAGCCGTCCGGGACGACATCGAGCGCCAGCTCGGCGATCGCGTACATGAACGCCTCGGGCGACTTCCCCGCGCCCTTCGGACCCATGAACTGGGCACGGCGCACCACCCGCTGCCCGGTGCGCGGATCGAGGCGGTAGCAGTGCACCAGCTTCAGCACCTGCTCATCGGTGCGGGGCATCCACGGGAACAGGTCGTCTAGCTGGTCGGCGATGTGCCAGCCGAGCGACGGGAACTGGTCGGCCAGCAGCGGCGACCCGGCGACCGGGCCACGCCACGGCATCAGCCGACCGAACGGAGACGCTGCCGACGATCGCCACCCGAGCCGGCGTCCGGCTTCGGAGCCGCCGGCGACCCGGCGCCGGCGTCGTCGACGATCTTCCAGCGCAGCGCAGCCATGCCCTTCGCCGTCAGCCCGAACCGGTCGTCGAGCTCCCGGGCCTCGCGCATCAGCTGCAGCTTCCCGGACGCCATGCCCTTCAGCGACCGGATCATCGCCTCCAGGCGATCGACCGCCTCGCGGCCGTCGTCGATGCCGAGCAGCTCGGCCAGGTCGAGGTCCACGGCGCCCAGCGCGTCGATGTCGTCCTCGAGCATCGCCCGGCGGGCCAAGGCGAACAGGTCCCCGTCGGACCAGGCCGCAGCCTGCGGGGTCGTCCACGCCCACGCCCACCAGTCGGCCGCTTTCGGGCCGAGCTCGTAGGTCGCCGGCGGATCCGGCACCGGCCCCTTCCGGCCGTCGGCAGGCAGGGACGTCGTCGGGATCGTGGGCTTGTTCCGGCGGATCGCCGTGCCGGTCGGCAGCGGGCCACGTCCAGCCATGTCGGCCTCCGGTGGTCGATGGGTGCGCCGTCGCCATGTCGGCTCCGGTGCTTCAGGC